GACGACGGTGATTGGAGAGGAACCTCCGCGCGTGTCATTGGTCACCCAATGGCTGAGCTACAGCGCCATGTTGGACGCTTCGATCTTGAGGACCCAACCTCGCGTCTGTTTGGACTCATGGAACGCCGGCAGTTTATCCCAGGCGGGCGCTATCTGTACGCCACGGGGCGCGATCTTCACCAAGTAAACAACTGCATCCTGCTTCGCTGCCCGGATGACCGCGAGGGCTGGGCCACTACTTCCTATCAGGCGGAAATGGCGCTGATGACCGGGGCGGGCATTGGCGTTTACTACGGCGATGTACGGCCCAGCGGAAGTGTCATTTCACGCACCGGAGGCATCGCTTCCGGTCCAGTACCGAAGATGCAGCAGGTAAACGAAACGGGCCGCCACACGATGCAGGGCGGTAATCGCCGCTCTGCGATTTGGGCTGGCCTTCCGTGGTGGCACAAGGACGTTTTCGACTTCATCCAGATCAAGGACTGGCCGGACGAGATTCGTGCATTGAAGGACAAGAATTGGTCTTTCCCTGCGCCGATGGATATGACCAACATCAGTGTGACGCTGGACGACGCTTTCTTCACAGCCTATAATGCTGAGCCTCTTTACGAAGAGATTATTTACGGTGATGGTCCAGAGCAGCGCGCTCCTGATGGTACAACGTGGAGCGAGTGGGCGCATCGCGTCTACGACACAGCCGTTGCTCACATGGTTCGCCACGGCGAGCCTGGGTTTTCTGTGGACACGGGCGCTAAGGCTGATGAAGTCCTCCGCAACGCCTGCACCGAAATCACCAGCGCCGACGATTCGGATGTGTGTAACCTGGGCTCGCTTGTCATGCCGCGTTTTTCAACGCCCAACCAGTTTGGAGCAGCCGTGCGTGACGCGGTGCTTTTCTTGACCGCAGGTAGCGTGTATTCCGACGTTCCCTACGAGAAAGTTGCAGAGATTCGTGAAAAGAACCGTCGCCTGGGCCTTGGTCTAATCGGAGTTCACGAGTTCACGATGATCCATGGAGCCCGTTACGGCACTCCGGAATCATTTGAGATTCTGGAACCGTACATGAAGGAGTACGCCCGCGCTCTAGAGTATGCCAATGATTGGCAGACTCGTCTTGGTCTATCTCTTTCGAAGGGCGCTACAGCCCTTGCTCCTAATGGAACTATCGGGATCGTCGCAGAGTCCACACCGAGCGCTGACCCGCTTTTCGCGGCAGCAGAGCAACGAGAAGTTAAGGTAGCTCGCCCAACAGGAGACTCCTTCGAAACGCACATCGTTGTTGACCCAACAGCTAAGAGGATGCTGGAAAGCGGAGTCAAGCCTGAATTGATTGAGGACGCGTATTCGCTGTCGAGCACGCCAGAGCGCCGTATTGCGATGCAGGCGTTCTTGCAGGATTACACGGACCACGCTATCTCATCCACGATTAACCTTCCAGCGCCTATTACTACGAGCCACCACATTAAGCAGTTCGGCCGTGACTTGATGAAGTATCTGCCGCGCCTGCGCGGAGTGACAGTATATCCGGACGGAGCCCGGGCCGGTCAGCCACGTACCGCTGTGGACCTTGAGTGGGCTATCAGTAATGAGGGAGTTGTGTACGAAACTGATGAGGCAACGTGTGCTGGTGGGGTGTGCGGCATCTAGCCGTGTTACACTTCAACTGCTTCATCCTCTCCACGCAAGGGCCGTCCTATGGGCGGCCTTTGTCATTGTGGGACGTAGTATTGCGATGTGAGCTTTGAGCTACCAATCGACCAGTTCATTCGTCCGGTCGCCGGCGATGATGACGTTCTTGCCTTCCGTTACGACTTTACACTTGAAGGCAAAGCGGTCGATGAAGCCGTAGTAACCGAAACCGAGGACGGCGACCTCATCATTGAGGGGTACGCTGCTGTCTTCGAAGGTGTTGACCGCGAGAACGAAAACTTCACTGAGGATGCTTTCGACCGTGGCATTACGTCTTTCCTAGGCGGACAGGCGGCACTTTGCTACCACCACAAGCACGACAAGTGCCTAGGCAAGGTACTCGACCTTCGGAAGGAAGAAGGCAAGGGACTTAAGATGCGCGCCCGCGTAGACGGTGCGATCAAGAACCATCCAGAACTAGGCACCATTTACCAGCAGATCAAGCGGGGAACGCTTAATGCTCTGTCCGTGGGAGGCTTCTTCCGCCGCAAGATGACGGAGGCGGGTCGCCGTATCTCGGACATGGACTTTACGGAAATCAGCATTACTCCGGTTCCGGTTCATCCTGGAACGAACTTTGCTGTGGTAGCGGGGAAGGCACTTGCAAGCGATCTTAAAGTTCCGGACGGTGTAACCGCTCCCAGCTTGCCCGAAGATGAAATTCGGGATGATGACTTTCTAACGATCCAGTACGCGCTAGAAGCACTCGGCAGCGTTGTGGAACGGTTGGAAAAGCGTGGTAATGGCAGTGAACCGTCCGCAGCCGACACGGTTGTGGGTTAAGGCTAATCAATCTCTGTCACTCGACAGTGTAACTTGGAGACACGATGGATCGACTAGAGCAGATCACCGCCGAACTCAACGCTATGAAGGAGCGCGCTGACACAGCCCTCCAGACGGTTGAGGACGGAAAGGCTACCGCAGATCAGGTAGCCGAAGTCAAGGCACTACTTGACGGCACTGACGACCAGCCCGGTCTGACGGCCCAGATCGCGGACCTGACCAAGGACCGCGAAGAGGCGCTACAGGCCAAGGCAGTCGAGGACATGACCGGTCGCCTTACGACCATCCAGGGTGCCATTGAAGACCTTCGCAAGCCGGACGGTCGTTTCGTTCTGCCTGATCCTTCGGGCGAGAACAGCAACGATGACGACAACCCCTACGCCAAGGGCGAGTTCTCCGTCTTCGCTGACGTTCGCCGCGCCAACAAGGGCGACCAAAAGGCTCTTGAGCGCCTAACCTACGGTTTCGAGAACCTCAACCCTGAGGGCAAGGCCATGACCGAGGGCACTGACGCCCAGGGTGGTTACCTTGTTCAGCCTCAGATCGAGCGCCAGATCGTAGAAGCGGTCGAGCTTAACAACGTACTTCGAGGGCTCTGCTCTTCGATCAACGTTACGACCAACGCGATTCAGCTTGACCAGATCGGTCTTACGACCACGGCTGGCTGGGTAGCGGAACTGGCCCAGAAGCCTGAGTCCACTGGTCTAACGCTCACGACCGTTACGGCCAACGTCTTCACGGCCGCTGGCCTGGCAACGATTTCCAACCAGCTACTCGCTGACTCCAATCCAGCGGTAGACGGACTGGTTACAACCGACCTGGCAAAGCGCCTAGTTGCGCTTGAGGAAACAGCATTCCTCAACGGTACGGGTACGGGACAGCCGCTTGGCATCCTTAATACCCCAGGAATCGGTGCAACGCCGCTTACGTCCACGGATGAGGCGGACCTTGTGGACGCAATCCTGGACGCAATCGCAGACGTTGAAACCGACCACGGTGCTCCGACTGCGATCCTGATGCACCCTCGCACCTGGACCCGCATCCTGAAGGCAAAGTCCACCAGCGGCGCATGGCTGCTAGGCGGACCACAGGATGTCAACGCGCCAGTCGGTAGCGCCCGCACGGAACTGCGCGGTCCTACCAAGTCGCTTTGGGGTTACCGCGTCGTAACGACCAACCGCATGCCTACTAACCTAGGTGGCGCTACAAACGAGTCGCGCGTCATCGTCGGAGACTTCTCCGAGGCTCTGATCCTTGACCGCCAGGGACTCACTGTGGACGAGTCGCCGCACGTTTACTTCACGACCAACCAGACCGTATTCCGCGCCGAGGAACGCGTCGGATTCACGGCAGCCCGCTCCCCAGCAGCGTTCAACGTTGTCGGTGGCGCAGGCCTAGCGGACGGCTAAGGAGATTAGCAATGGCTAACGATGTAACAGCACAAGAAGCCAAGACTGTTGACGACGACGACTTCGAGGTACGCGAGGTTGAGGTCGAAGTCAACGACGAGGCCGTCCCCGCTCAGGTAGTCCAGGAGCGCGAGGCGGACGCGAGCGAAGTTACTGCTCCCGTCACTCGTGTAGTCCTCGATGAGGTCATCACTGACCCGTCTGATCCGCTAGCGGTACAGGTACCCGAGGCTGGTCGCGGCAACGTTGAACTTGCTGGCGAGCGCCTCAAGGGACCCCGCCCCGAGGACGTTTTCGCTAAGGAA